TACACCCCTCGTTACGTAATCTATTTAAGTTGCCAGTGGGTGACTTCCTTTCATTCCGCGTTGAAGCCTTCCGTAGTTTCTTCAGTATCTATCGCAATGCAGTTGCTGATCTGGGACAGGCTATGACCAACGAGAACTTAACGAAATCACAGCGTGGTGCGTACATGACAGACGGTGCGGGTACACTAAGCATGGGACTCGCACTTGCCGGTTTATCTAAAGTAGGATATCAAGCCATAGCGGGTCTGTTATTAAAGGACGATGAGGAAGATGAACTTGGACAACAAGCAAGGTCTACTAATTATATATTACCTCCGTGGATGCAGGGCTCAAACATTGTCGCTGTCGATATGGGTAAAGACGGTAAAATTCGTTTTGCTAACATGAGTTCGGAAGACCCATACGATGAATTGCAAGGACTTATATATGGTCGTAATGGTATATCAAGAAGCAATATGTTACAAAGTATAGCCGCTGATTTCAAAGACCCTAACCTTGCAGCGCGATTACTCTTTAACCTTGTTGATGGGAAGGACTCCTATGGACGACCAATCCTTAACAACGAGGACGTAGGCTGGTTTCACAGGTACATCATTGGCCCCAACCTAACGGAGTGGTCAGATGCCTATGGCTCTTATATATTTAAGGAGACTTTCATACCGCCTAACATGAACTACATCGCTCGTGAATACCGCAAGCGCATGAAGGAAGCAAAGGAAAACCCAGACTTAGAGTTGCAACCCCTTGAAACAGCGGCTGAGTTGTCTACTGCAGTAATCTTTAGGGACTACCCTGTTGATATATCAAGACAGTTCTACTACAACATGAGCGCACAGAATTTCCGTAAGCCATACACCTCTCTTAGTGACAACGAAAAAATAAACAGACAGGTGCGGTTGGATGAGATAAAGAGAGCCTATCAATTTGCCGCTAACTATTCTGCTAAGTTTGGTAACTACAGTATCGTCTCCAGTGTAGAGAGTACTATTGACAGGACGTTTTCTAAGAGTCCAGAGGAGGCTATGTATATAAAATACGACCTCGAACTTCCCAAATAGGATACTTATATTTGTTGTATGAAGTGGAAACAAATATTTAAGGACAGCAACGACTGGAACGAGAAGAGTATTCTTGGTGCAATTTCTTTTGCTGTAATGGTTTTGGTAATGACTCTTGACCTTGTCACTGGTGCATTCGGAAAAGATTTAGTAATCAATGAAGGTGTCTACAACTCTTTCGTGTACGTCACGATAGGCTGTTTTGGAATTGCTGGATTAGAAAAATTTGCTAAGTCCGGTGGAGATAAATAAAGAAATATCAGAGGACACAATAGTAGGACTATCACTAAAGACCGTTGGTATGATTATCGGCGGGGCAGTAATAGTTAGTCTTGGATACTTTGACCTAAAGGCTGAGGTGCAGGAGGCAAAAGAATTGCCTGTGCCAGTCATCAGTCGCACTGAGTTTGATTTAAAAGATGAGTTGATACGTGAGACCATCATGAACACACAGACTGATGTCGGGGATATTAAAACCCAACTCGCTCGAATGGAGCAACGCTTGTTTGAGATGAAATGAAAAACATCCTCCTCATATTACTTATGGTAGTAATGTTTCCGTCATCGGTAACTACAGAGGTTAGTCAGATTAATGTCAAAGGAGTTGTAGTAGTACACTATAATGCTACATGGAATTCTTCCAACAACTATACATCAATAACAAACATCAATGGCGCAAAAATCTTACGCGCTTGGATTGATAAAGATAATACCGTTAAGGAATCAGAGGACATACACGCTGTGCCTACAGTCATATTGTATAATGATGGTAGAGAAGTACAGAGATGGGAGGCTGATTTATCTATGAGGTTGCGTGTTCATTACTCGACTATTCAAACATCAATAGATAAACTAAACAGATGAAATGGCTATCCTTATTAATAATAATGCTATCATTGAGCAGTTGCAGCGCGCAGTGGCACCTAAGAAAAGCAATCAAGAAAGACCCCAGCGTACTAAGGAAAGACACGGTTGTTGTTACGGATACGATTGTAACTGCACCCGTCTCGGTGCGTGATACGATAACTCTTCAACAGCGGGACACCATTACCATCACTAAGGATAGACTTAAGGTTAACATCGTACGTTCGTTTGACACCATTATAGTGGACGCAATGTGCGAAAGTGATACTATTGTACAGGTGATAGAAGTACCTGTCCCGTCCATCGTTATGAAGGACAGCGACAGGTGGTACAACAAGGTTTACAAGTTTTCTTTTTACTTACTGTTGCTTCTTCTATCTGTGCTTTTCTTACGTAAGAAATTAATCTCCTGATCAAGAGCCACACGCTTCGCAGTCTTCCGGGTTTAAGATGTTACAAGTCGGTTGTTCAGCCGATTCAAGTTCTGCTACGAATTTGTCGAAGTCTTCCATAATGAGCGATAAATAATTGTTTGTAACCCACGAAATTGTGGGAGCATCGAAGATACAAAACGTATCTATAGAGGTTTCATTTCGTAATAGGGTGAGTATGCGTGCCTTACATCCCATAGCCTTACATCGTCGGGTGTGAAATCGGCAAATAGATATTCGTCTGGTGATGTAAACAAGATGAAGAGTACTATGTCGGACTCTTCTTTATCCATCGCTCTCTTGTTAGCCTTGAATGTTTTCTCACAAGTCTTTACACTAAGTCCGTACTTAATCTTTGTTGACTCTACTATAATGTCTGGGTCATCAGTAACATTCTTTGTTTCTTTTAACAGCGTAGACACTGTATATCTCGTTACCTCTGGTGTAACCTCAAAGTAATGACGGATAAGCAACTCACCAAGTATGCCTATGTACTCTGTGTAATACTCTCTTGATACTTCTCCCAATAATACTGATTGCTTTGTACCCTTTCTCTGTTTGTGAGTACCCTTATACCTTCTACGATTAGCGTCAATCCTTCTTAACGTAAGGTCATTGGCATATTCTTTTAGGTATGATGGGATCTGATCTTTCATGAGAGTCCTTCGAGCCGCAGTTTATTTATGGTAGACAAATCATAATGCTCTTTACAATACTCGTAAAGATTCTTACCAAGCCTCATAGCCTTGGGTAATGTCATGCCCTCTACGGCCTCCTTCCATTCTTGTGGTGTGTCACATAGGATACCTGTCTCTCCGTGCTTTATAACCTCCTTATATGGCGTTACGTTTGATGCTATGATTGCAGTACGAGTGAACCCTGCTTCAACTACTTTTAATTCAGACTTGCTTTTGTTGAACTTGGAGTCCTTCAAGGGGCTGAGGGAGACATCGAAGAACTTGTACAACTTAGCGTACTGAGTAATATCCACAGGGTTCATTCTATACTTTGCTTTTAACTTTTCTGGATAGTCCATCAGACCCATGCAATATAACTCATGGTCTTCAAACGTCATACCCATCTGCTCTATATCTTTTTGATGTCCATTGGCTCCGAGATATCCAAAGCGAACCTTGTAGTCTTTAGGCATATCCTTTTCCCAATCAACCCATTGCTCTTCCTTTTGATGTATGGTATTCGGTATCACCCGGTATACAGCGGAAGGGTTTATGTCTTTCATTATCTCTACAAGAAACGCAGAGGGACTCCAGATCTCATCGGCTATGAGTATACTCGCCTTGATATCTTTTGACTGATGGTTCTTGTAGTATTCGTAAGCAGGATTATCCTTTGGTAGTTTCCAATAGTCATCGTTGTCTAATATAAGTTTGACATCATTGTCTACCAGATACTGCTTGAATGCTTTATGATTCGAGACGCTAAACCTTCTTGATCCCACAAGGTTCTTGACCTTTGAAAGGTCGAACTCTTTAAGGTCATTAAAGTTTTCTATAAAGTGTATCTCCAGATCCTCCTCTTCCTTAAGTCTAAGGAAGGGTGTCATTAGTCTGTGATAGTTGATACCATTTAGGCCATCAAGATAAATCAGCGTCATCATAATGCTCTAACAATGCGGCTCTTATTAAATCGAATTCTGTGTCTATGCTTCTCTTGTACTTACGTATGGTGTTATGCAGACGTTCAGCATCGGTACGAGCCTCGCCATTGTTTGTGTGTAGGTCTTCATACAACTCTATGGCTGCCTCCTGCATTCTTGCAGTTGCCAGGAAATAAACTTTACTTAAGAGTTTCGTATCCATGCGCTTTAATTTTTGCTACAAACGTGTCCTTGGCCACCGTCCCGTCGTAATGCGTAGACTGTGATGTGAAAAATCTAGGACTATCGTCATCAATATAACCATTGTTTCGTAGATAATCAGCAAGAAATTTACTGCAACAGATAGCGTTATCAACATCATAACGGCAATTGTAGTACACATGAATAGACATAGACTCCATGTGCCACTTATCAAATCCTTCAAGAACCTTTTGGATTTTTTCCCAGTAAGTTTTTTTGTACTTTGAGCGTACCGCGTAATGCCTCCCACTGTAAAATTGATTAAGCGAAGGCGGCTTTGGTAACTCCAATTTGATTTCGGTGACTTCATCCACCCTCTAATATAAGTCTAAACTACTGTTCTTGTACGCTAAAGGAGTAAAACTTTTTTCACTACTACCAAGATTCCTAAATCCTGTACGTGAACTATTGATTTCAAGTACCACAGGATCATCCCAAGGTGTAGGTTGTCCACCCGTCTCTTGGTTACGTTGTTTGCGAACATGAATCTCTGTACGCTGACGTATATCGTAGTCGTTTGACTGCGTTTTTCTATGAAATGTGATGAATGAATCGGCCCTATTCACGAACTTACCGCCGCCTTCAGTCATTGCCGCACTCGGTGCTACAGGCAATCCATCGGGGCCTTTAATTCTTTGAGCCTCAGTAACTGAGTGAGTGTTCAACCACACTGCCATGTTGTTGTTAACGCTGAACGTGAGTAGTTCTGATGCGGCCTCGTAGTGATACTCATGAGAAGATAGTTGAGCGTTCTTTGATATGGTTGTCTTCAGTGAGTTGTAAGGGTCAATCAGTATGCCATCGTATGGCTCTTGCCGTATAAGTTTCTCAGCAAATACTATAAGGTCGGTGTAACTATACACTTGATTGTTATTTATAATCGTAAAATGTTTGTTCACCCACTTGTATGCGGCGACTCTTTCCTCATAGTGCATGTCACTAACAGGTACATCAACTAAGAATTCCATAAGCCTCATCTTAACAGCGGCTGTTTTATTCTCTGAAGAATATATAATCCATCTCCACTTGTGCAGTACGGATGCTGTTACCATTAAGTACAAAGCCATTGTTGTCTTGCCCACATTACTGTGACCATTGATGATAGTGAACTCTTTCTTAAACAAGTAGTACTTATCTAGGTTTGTTAGCCCGGTGGTAAGTCCCTTCTCTATCTTACCTGTTGCGAAATCATTTATCCATTCCAGATCAGTGGCATCCGAAGATATAAAAGACATGTCTCCATCGTTGATTCGGAACTCTCTTTTAATCTTGTTCTCGTCATCAATAATCTCACGGATAGGCATGGTCTTACCCTGGTTGATGCCGTCACCCATGGTCTTACGTGCTAGGTCTATGTCTTGTACATCTCTACGTACAAGTTCACGCTCCATAACACGCAGTGCTTCGTCCTCTTCCATCCTTCCTGCGGCGATGTATCCACCACACAATATGGAAGCACGTAAAAGCGTACGATGTTTATCTCCATCATCAGCCTTGCGTATCATGTGTACTACAATATCTAACTTCTCGTAGTCGGTGTATGCCTCACGCTGTACTGCCTCTTGATGCTCACTGCCTTCTGAAAGCATTAACCCAAACACATGAGGGTCTTCATTACTTACAAGGTCTGGGTCATAACTTTCAAAGCAAGCACGCGAAAGATTTATTCCAGAAGGGTCAACCTCTAGTCCATATGTTCTATCGAAGTAGGCTTGCAACGCACGGAAGTGATCGCGGTGTCTCTCGGGATTTGTAACCCGGACAAGTGCTTTCAATCCGTCTCCACTCGGAGACGTCCAACAGGCACGTATGTAATCATCGGTGCCAAGTAATGACTTGTAATCCTCTACATCTATATGGTCAAAGTCCAATACTATTATACCGCTATGCCCCAGGATCTGGCTGTCTCTTCTGCCTTCAAATACACCAGAGAACAATGCGATAGGCAGGGTTTTCTTTACATCCTTATTGCCTGCTCTAACTTGCTCGACCTTGGCTTGACTTTTTCCTTCACGTATACGTGTGAGGGATTCATCTAGTGTTGTGTAATGTGGGTTATCTATATCCGTTACAGACGGAAACATTGTAATTGTCTCACTTGAACTCATTGTCGTAGTCTTTTTCTTTGTGAACCTCTGAGTACCCTACTATCTCTTTGCTATTGATTTTGTATACTCTGAAGTTAAGTTTCTTAGCAGTCAATTTTGTAAGACCCTCAAGGAAATGTAATGCTTTCTTATCCTTATTCAAACCCTTAAGGTCTTTCGCTCTGCTCACACACTCTAGGCCTTTCCATTTATTGGTATACATTTTTTTACCACGCTTGGTCTGCCATATAATGTCTACATTATAGTAGTGTATGGGTTGCTTCTCACTTAAGTCCCATGTCATACCTTAGTTATGTTTACTATCTCATACTTATCTAAGGTCTCGGTATTGTTAGTGTATAACACCACTCGGTACACTAGTGATTTATTTTTCTCACGTGTGTGGGCGAGCGCCTGATCCAGTATAACTGAACCCTCTTCATACTTACTTACATACAAGGGGTTAATAGGCTTGCCATTGCTGAACACATCCATGTTCTTGTTGTGTACCCTTAGACCTGCTATCACAGTACTGTGGTGTCTATTGAATATACTACCCATGTAGGACATAGTAAGCCTTGTGTTCTCTTTTAGATAAGCCCATATCATCTGCCTAGTTTCCACTAACTCTCTATCCCTTCTGCTCATTTTTAAACTTTCTTTGTGTGCTCGGTTAATCTTCGAGAACACAGAGGTCGCTAGGGTTATAGCGTTCTGCTCTATACTTCTTTCAATTTGATACTCAGTCATATCAGTTTCTCATTTCTCAAGTAACTCATAGATGATGAGTCCATCTCAATGTTCTTGAGCATCCAGTTGATGTAGGACTGGGGTAAATCTTTAACGACTTTACCTTTGTAGCGACCTACCAACATGCGCCCATCACTTCTTCTGAATGGTTGCAGTTTCTTCATTGGTATCGCATCGTTATTGAAAGATGTATTGTTCATCTCTCTTAGTTGAGACTTCTTCATTACTTGTCAATTATAATTCGTTTATAATACTCCGGTGCAACCGCCTTGATTTCCCTGTATAGTACAGACTCTGCCTCTTTAAGTTGCTTCTTGGTTCTTGTATCACCCTTACCTTTAGTACCAAACGAAGTGTGGAGTGCCGCTAGTTTTTCTAGTTGCTCATCCACGTGCGCGCGTACACTAGGGCACATGAGAGATCTGGAAATCTCCTTGCAAATCTTATCCATAATTATGTATTGGTATCTATTGCGTAAATGTCATCTAATTCTACCCAGGTTTTGTATCCCTTGTCCTTTAGGAAAAACTCCATAGCGTACGGGTTACGCTGATGCTTGTGCTCTACCTTGATTAAGGCTGGGCGAAATGGGCCTGTGTAATCTATACTCTTAAGTATAGTAAAGTCGTGTCCCTCTGTGTCAACCTTGAGTAGGTCTATGCGTGGCACATTCGCCATCATACATACATCCTCATAGGTAATAGTAGACACCTCTCTAGGTGTAACTTTGCTTTTGTTTTTTTCGTTTGTATATTCTCTGAACGCACTCATGCCTGCAAAGTCATGGTCTTTTTCAACAACATCAGAGTTGTACACATCCATTGTTCTTATACCTCGCCTAACATCAACAGCGGAGTTAATGTATGTGACGTTTTTTTTTCTAGGTATAGCGTTGAGGTACTCAGAAATTGGATCAACGATAGCACCCTTCCATCCTTGGTCAGCCAAGTTGTTGAGCGTATCGAAATCACAACTGCCTATCTCTATAAAATATTTAGTAGCACTCATGAAGCGTCTCTGATTTATGGTAGTACTCATCGGGTGCAAAATATATGTAAGGCAACAGCGTTTCACCTTCGGGTGTGACTGCCCCTCGCTTCTTTCTTTTATACCAATCGGGGTGTCCTTCTAACATATCTAATTGTTTAAGTTCATCCTCCGATACTAAGTATAGTTCTACATCTACATTGAATCCTACACCAGGTTTCTCTACGAGAAAGGGTAGTCCAGATCCATGTACCACCATAGGGTATTGTCTCTCTGTCTTTGCATTCGAAACGTACACAGCATTGCTTAGTAGTATGTTGTTACCAAAGCCACGCTTGAGTGTACCGTATACAGCGATTAAAATATCACGCAGTTCTTCGCTATCACTTCCTTGTACCACCACTCTACGTCCTCCTTCTGCTTCGCGCTGAAGATTGGGCTTATTCCTTTGTTTAGTTGCCATCTTTTTTTTCGTCTATTGTATTTAATATTATAAGTGCGCACACTGTGTTGACCACCAGCCGTCTTTCTTTTATCTCCAAAGTTTCCATTCATAATGTAAAGTATTAATGCAGGGAGGGGCCCTTGAACAGGGGAGTTTTGCTTAACATGATTGAATCCCCTCCCTTGCACTAGTAATTTAGAACGGCAATCCGTCGCTGCCTTGGGCCACTGCTTTAGCGGCTTGGCTTTGAGTGTTCGCTCCCCCGTTTGCACGTGGGTTAAACACACTAGTGAATGCGGTTCCATCGGTCTTGATGATGAAGTCTACGTTCACATTACCTGCGCTCGTTAGGTACTTCTTCATCTCATCCAATTGATCCTCTTTGAAAGAGATGTTATACTTGATAACACCACTGTCAAACTCTTTGCGTTCGCCTACATATCCCATGTAGACTCCCTTGCTTTGTTGTTGTGACATAGCAATAGTATTGATTAAATTTCCCCTTGTAAAAAGAACGTAGTAGATGGCTTGTCATTCTCATAATGTTCCTTGATTATACTCAAGGCACGAGCCACTTTACGTCTACCAGAGTCAAGGGTTTCCTCTGATGCTTTATATACTGCTGGTAAATACGGGTATGCTTTCTCCTGCACTACCCAATAGAAATCTTTTACCCCGAATGCGTGTGTGTATAGGAATGCTTGAATGTCGTATCCGAATACACGTACATCTCTAGGGAATCCCTTCACGCTACGAGAAGACTTACTGTCTGCTATGAATCCTTTGCCGAGGCAGTCAAGGAAACCACGGAAAGGGACTACCTCCGCGCCGATTTCAAGTTCTTGTAAGAACTCTACTTGATAGTCCCCATCCAGGTATATGTTGAGTACCTTCGATTCATCGAGCCTTGTTATCATGTCGATGCATTGTTGGTAGTCATCTATGGTTACAACAGTCTTGTCTTTTGCTTTTGTTTTTTCTTCAGCCTTCCATTCCTTATACACTTTCGTGACACGAGGGTTCTTGCCTCCGACTTCTTTGATAATCTCAGTGTCATCCATGACGTGAAACTGATTGTCAAACTTGTGAGGCTCAAACAAAAGGCAATCGTAAGCACTCCCAAATGTGAGTGCCTCCGATTCCTTACGCAACTTGCCTTGCATATATAATTCAAACAGTGCAATGTCTTGCAGTGCATACTTGATTGAAGAGTACGATAGGTATTTTTTCCCCGTTCTCTTGACTAAAGATTCAAACCATCCATGAGTCATACTAACTTCTCTAACTTAGAAATCTGAGAAGCAGTCATGGTGCCTTTGTATTTGTCTTGTATCGCAGTGAAGCGTGTGTTACGATCTGGCTTGTTCTCACCTGCCTTTATGTACTCCACAGACTTTTTGAATATCTCATTGAGACTTTCTTTCGTAGCAGGCGCTGAGGTATTCTGCTTTTCAATAGCCATACCTACTTCATCAGCCGTAGCAATCGATGTCTCTATCCCTATACCTAAGAACCCAAGGGCTCTACCTACAGCGGACGTTTCACAATTCTCTACGTATGAGGTTTGATTAATTCGAGAGGAACTCTTATCCTCTTGCGCCATACCTTGAGCCACTACGTTTCCTTCCGCATTGGATATGGTTGCTTGTATGACACATGACTCTGGATCTAGGTGTAGCACCTGTGTTTCCAATGAGAAATTTTTGTACTCTGATAGAGTACGGAATGCAATGACACGTTGATTAACCTCAACGTACTGCTTGCCTTTGATGTTCGTTGTTTTGAACTGATAAGTGTTAGACATAGTATAAAATTTAATTGATTCAAATTTACAGTATCCACATTTAATTAACAAATGTTACACTGGTTTTTTTTTCAACGGCTCAAGATCTGGAAGTCTCCACTCAATATCCCACCTGTTGATGAGCCGGAATATTGTGCGGGGTGTTACCCCTAGTTCCTTGGATGCCTCCTTAACATTCTGGTGCTTGCACAATGCGTACCTTACCATTATCCTCCAATGTCTCTCGATGTTCAAGTCCTCTTGGGGGTACTTCATTCCCTCTACTTCTTTGTAGAGTGTCCATTCTTTCTTTCTTGCCATCTTCTGTACATGTTTGCAGCCCACGCTCTGCGTTGAGCGGGGTGTTTGTAGATAGGGCGTAGCCTTGCCATTGCTATGCGCATAAACTGTTTCATCCTTTTCATTGCTGTTCTCCTTTACCGGTTAGATACATAAACAAGACAGCAAGCATAAGTGTAAGTACAATTAGTGTTATCATTTCTCTTTGGTGTTAAAGGTTTGCGCCCATTTTTTTATGTGTGCGCCTAATTTTAAAGGTTATATGTATGTGCGTATAATGAAACAATTTACCCTTATTTTGTATGCTTAAACATACAATTTTACCC